TATCTTTGGGGATATTCATGCCAATGGCGCGTCTGGTGAAGAACAGACAATCAATGTCCGTACCCGGTGCAGTCGGATGCAGGAGGCGAGTGGACGAAATCCAATCAAATCCCAACCAACCCGGTGCTACTCCGTACTGCTGCAACTGCTGTGCCCTGACGTAATCAGAACTGGTGTTCTCAGTGAGTTGCATCAACTTACGGATTTGAGTCGGACCTACGACAGCGACCTTTGGAACTGATGGGTCAATGTCATTATCCATAAAGATTTCCTGCACGTTGGTAATTGCATCGAAATCAATAGCGGTACTGTAGTCACCTACAACCTGTCCTACCGGGAATGCCGTAGTGGTTCCGTCACCCTCAAGGGCATCAGCGGTTGCAGCGGTGATAATGACATCATCTCTGGCACGGCGCATGGAATAACCAAGCGACATGACGAGATTGGAGTTAGGGTCAACGATCATCTGTACCGGGTCTTCCTGTTCGGTACTTTCGCCGTTATCCCACGTTTGAGAAACAGACACTCTGCGCGACCAAGCCGTATCGGCTACGGGTGTTGCTTGCAGACGAGTAGTTTTGATAGCAGCATCACTAGCACCGAGTTTTTCCCAGTTGTGATTCTCGCTTTCCTCACCACGTACCTGTACCCACGGCAGGAGTTTAGTTACTTCCTGCTGTGCTACTTGTCGAAGATTCTGTTCGAATGTTTCGACATAGACATTACTAATTGTGTTAGCCACGGATATTTACCTCCCGTGTGAAAAGTGATTAATTTTTCACGGAAGTCCGTAACCTTACGGGTCGTGTCTTTCAGATGACAGGGGCTGTAGCGAGTCCTGTCTTATTTAAAATACTCTGTATTATGTTAAATGCCAAGTCATGCAGCATTTTTCGCGAATCGTGGTACGTGTGTTTCCAGCATCCTGATTCGCTTTTCCTGTAGATTCATCTTCTCAGTATGAGTCAGGTCACTCTTGGGATCATGGATTCGACGCATGATTTCTGCTGCCTGATCCTCTGCTTCCATCGGAGTCATACCACTGGGACCACCCGGCTGCATTGGGGCTTGTGCGCCCTTACCTGTTACCGATTCATGGATGTTATACAGGGCTTGGAGTTCACTGGAATTCAGACCATCGAAGTTTCTACCGGGGTAGAATTCTTCATTCATCTTCTTAGCTGAAGCCAAGCGACCCTCTAGGGTTACGCCCCACTTACCAGCCAATTCTTCCATATTCTGAGTCTGAACTGTCTGGTTATTCTCTACCGTCTGGTCGTTCATCGAGGACAACCTCGTTACCACTTCCTGATACTGCTGATTAGTGAGGTTGGCACCGTGTAGAACTTCTCGTAGCTGTGCCTCGATTTCAGTATCAAGGTTAAATCCTTCGGGGTTCTCATATTTTGAGAAATCATCTGGCATACCCAGAGTCTTATAGAATTCACTGGCTTGCTCTTTCTCAGCGAAGTCAGGTTTGACCATCAGACTCGGTGCATTATTCATCAGCTTTTCTAGGAAAGCCTCTTTATCTGTTTCACCTGCATCATCACCGGGAATACGAATACTACGCCCCAATGCTGATTTGGTATTGATATGCCCGGTTAAGGCATCCTCAAATGTTTTATATTGCTGGAGTGTTGGATTAGCTTTAATTTCATCCGACAGGGAATCTACTAACTCAGTAGGTAAGTCATCCATCCAAGACATTTTGTTTCCTCATTTGGTTGATATAGAGAAGGACTTCACGACATCCGGCAGCAGCAATGCTGGCATTCGGATCAATCAGTCCGTTGTGTTTCTTTAAGGTCGTACCGTTAAATCTGAATTCGAGTTCTTCCAGAATGATCTTACCGTCTGGAGAGGAGAAGACGCGCTCAAAGGTTTGTGAGACTTTAGCGTTCTTGGCCTGAATATCTCTGAGCTTACTCATTGCTGTGTCTCAGAACCGTCCATTGCCTGCTGACCGGCACCAATGTCTTTCATCGCTGAACCTGCCTGCTGGAGCATAGCCAGTTGCTCTGCTGCCTGCTGCTGCTCGGCACGTTGCTGACGCATGGCTTCTACATCAGCCTCATCACGCATATAGGTAGCGGGGACTCCACGGGCAAAGCCTAAGCCTCTGGCGAGTTTATCGTTATCTACTACATCCAGAATCTCAGGAATAACCTGTGCCAGTCCGGCTAACTCACCCACCCACAAGGACGTACCCTGTGCTTCCTCATTCTTCATTGAACGGGGAATAGGTCCAGTATATTCAATATCCATATCAACACGACCAATACCTTCAGGTGGAGTAGGCAAGAGTCCGTTTCTGGCTAGTGCGTCATAAGTCCACTCAATCAATGGATCAAGCAGATCGTATTCCAAACGTCCCAGTGTCGGAGCAAACTGTCTCTGCTGCCTGTCCAGTCTGGCTAGTACCTCAGTAGCAGTCATCGCTGGAGATTCTTTTAACTCCAACTTGTCTACATAAAAGGTACTGCGAATTGAATTCTGTAACCGATCAATCTCGGCATCAGCAATCATCCAGTTATGCGGTGGGAGCATCCGGTCCAACTCGGTCATGTCTGTGACCATCGTCAAACCACCAGCGGTCACATCATAGTCTCCAATGATCCCACGCTCAGTGGTCTTCATCGGTGGATCAATCTCTTTAGCTCTGGCCTCTGAAGACATCTCTACTACGGTATTAAGCTGCATGATGTCAGACAGTGCGACGAATGCAGGACTATGCCCCCAGCGGCTACCGGACACTTTCTTCCATCTGACTACATGAGCAGGCATCTGGTAGTAACCGCCTTCATCGAGGACTACAGAACTTCTGTGCAGGACGTACTTATAAGCCCACGGTCTTTTCTTTGGAGCCATCTTGGCTTTAACCGTGGTTACGTCATCACGCTTATAGATACAGAATACGACATCGTGTTTAGTATCTACACTATCGGCCACACCTTCAAAGTCTTGATCAGGGAACTTATCCTGTAACTGCATCTTGGTGTACTGGAGTAATCTGAATACTCTGAGTGGCTTCTCGTCTGAGCCATTCTCAAAGTAGGTGCGCCTGATCGGCATGGTGGTAAAGGTCATCCCCTCCCACTCATCATCTGTTAATTCTTCCTGAAACAGAATCGCTGTACCAAAACTCACCAGATCAAGATAAGTCTCGGCTATCTCCATATTGAAGTCGGATTCTCTGAGCGTCTGCCAGATTTGATCCTGTACATTCTCCAGCCACTCTTTATTAGCATCTATATTATTGAGTGCTTCATAGCGGAACCGTAACTGGAACCACGGGATCATGGGAGAGGTCAGGTTAGAGTGAATACTGGAAGCGGGCAGGTCAGCAGCAATGGGGGCGGTGGAGTCAAAGATACCACGCCTGCGCCATTCCACTTCGTACTCTGACTGCTCTGGCTTAAAGAAGTCTCCACGGTACGGAACCACATACTTCTCTATTAACTGGAGGGTGTTATCCAGAGTCTGACGCTGTGAGTACAGGTCATCATAGGTCTTTCTGATCTGTAGACCGTCCAATTTAGTATCTCCGTCTGGGCTTCGGCTTACGCTTGGGCATTCGTTTCTTCTTAGGCATTAACGTGGGAAACGCTTATTAAATTCGTCAGCCTGATTTGACTTAAACTCCCGCGTCTTCTGTATGCGAGTCTGTTCAGCCTTGATCGGATCAACTTTAGTCTTAACCTTGGTAGCGACCTTCTTTGCTTTCTTGGAAACCTTTTTCTTTGCCATGATTACTTGCTCCATCCAAACCGTTTCTTCTTACGTACTGTACGTCTTCTCCCGCCCAAGGGGACACCATATCTCTGAATCATCATAGCACCGTAGCGCACGGCATCCATAATATCGTCATTCTTTTTAGCGATCTGACCCTTCTCACGGTGATACAAACGCTTCTCTCTGAAGAATCCTTCGCAGTTATCGAATACCTTAAAACGGTCTGAGCGCATTCGATCATCTATTTCCAGTATCCCCGGTTCCACGTGGATCGTGCCATCAGGGTTTTTAAAGTCCAGTGAGTTCTTCAGCCCTGCCTCGATATAATACTGCCTGACTGTCTTACCACTACCTTTCTCGCGCTGGTCGATATCGTGAGGAAACACAATAGGGGCATAAGGCAGGTAAGAGTTAGCAGCAGCAGCGTGTACAGCAGCAGCATCACCAGCTTGAGAATAAGTACGCAGAACGTATATCTGGTCAAACTCTGAGTCATAGGCTAACCATGCAATAGCGGTGGGATGTGAGATACCCAGATCAATCGCCCTGATCACCTTCAGCCAAGGTATCCGTTCGAGCTTAAAGGGTTCAACCGTGATGCGTTTATCAGGACAGGTATAGACCATGCCCTCACCAAAGAACGGAATGCCCTTAGTCCGCATATCCTTTTCGTGTTCAGGGATACCCGCTAGCAGGACTTCTTTCTTCTTCTCCGTCATATGGGGGGCTTTATCCCAACCGACTGGACCGATAAAATGCTGTGACTTACCCAGATGCTCCATAAAGGAAGTAACCAGATCAGTCGCTCCCAACTCAGGAGTCATCGTATAACCTATATGCCCGCCTTTTCCCAGATTTCCGTTTGCTGTTCTGACGTTAAGTTGTCCAACCAATTCATCAGGGGGACATTCATCAACCCAGATACGGCATATTCTGGGG